CAAGACATAATCATATCCATAACTTCTGGGAGTATCTCTACAAGCGGAAATTCTGAAAAGGTGTCTAGCCATTCCATAGGTGGCGGGAGATTAGGATCCGCAGTCTTGGCTAGTGTCCAAACAAGATTATAAAACACCTCAAGATCCAGAGCTTCAATGTTTTTTATCTCGTTGGTTTTAGTATCAATAGCGTTAAGTAGTTTAAAAATGTCCTGGAGAGCATCCCGCCCAAACTGTGCTTTGTAACGAAGCAAAAAGGCGCCGGTGCTTTTGAATTTCACTTGGCGCCCGTCTATTGTTACTATTTTTTCCATGTTTTATTCCTCCGGAGTTTTGATATAAACAGACTCAAAAAATGTGTCATATGCAGCGCTACCTTGAGGAACTTTTGCCTTTACATCTCCTGTATCTGGTGCCGGCCGTGCTGTGATGTTTAATGTTTCAGTTTGCGGTTCTTTGGTGTTAGTCGTGGTTGCGCCTGTCACACTTGGTCGAGATGCAAGGACGTAGTACAATACATGGCGTGTCTTTTCAGCATCTCCGTCAAACTCGAACAGAAGCGCAAAGTGTTTTGCTTTGGCGTCCTTGTTTTCGATCAGCGCCCCGTTTGCGTCAAGTTCGTCGCCCAGCACATCCACGCGGAATTCATCCGGTATCAAGGCCATTTCCAGACTTCCGGTATAACCGTCGTTTGTATTTTCTTCGTAGTAAACCATATCATCGGCATAAAATTGAACGCTCTCACCAGCTGCGTCCAGGGTAAGATTGACAGCTCCCCTGATCGGTTTTGGCGTATCGTATGTTATTTCACCATCTGTTTCCGTGACAACTGCATAATGCACGTTTTTAAGCCCAAATTTGACTTTATTGGCCATTGGCTATCTCCTCCTTAAATTTCATAGAGGACCTGGTAAAGGCCCTCGCTTTCGATAAAGGTTTCGGTCTTTTCCCAGTAGATATCGTTATCATCGAACAAGTCTTCCAGTAGCTTCTCGCTGGCAGGGTCCTTTTTAGTTGAGTATAGCTCTACTTGATAATTAGACTGTTTGTTGTAGACTCTGTTATCTGCGCCAAAGTTAGAACTATGGCTAAACAAATAAACGATATACGGCGGATCAGGCAGCTTTGGTGGGGAAAAATTCTCATCTTCGGGAAAATGATGGTAGGCAACAGGCAAGCCGGTCGATTTGAGCAGATTAAAAAGCGTTTTCTCATCCACGCTCAATCGCCTCCTCTACCTCTTTGACAAACGTTTCAATCACCATTTCCTCTGCCGGTCGGATATGCGGTCTGCCTTCTACCCTGCCGCCGCCTCGCTTAGCATGGCCGTGCTCGAGAAGGTGTGTCAGCCGGTAGTGCTGAGTCTTGGCATGAACAATACGGCGGTGCGGCTGACCAACTGCTCTTTCAGTGGTCATGGTCCAGCTTTTTGCATATTTGCCCGTTTTCTTCGGCGATGTCTGCCTGAGCTGTTTGACTGCTTCTTTGCCAATCTTTTCGCTGCTGATGTTCACCTTCTCAACAACTTCTTGGCTGTATTTGGCCAGCTCCTTGGCTATTTCATCGGCTAGTTTGTCAATCTTGATCGTGGCCATTTGCAATCACCTTCTCACAGGTTAGCTCCATTTCCTCAAAGCTAACTGAATATGTTCGTATGACTTTATACAGTTGACCTTCAAACTCCACCTCTGTCTCACCATTGTACTCGTAGCCATGCACTACAAAAGCAATTTCCGGCCTTAAACCGGCTTGCGCCGCGCTGTAAAACTCGCTTCTAGTGACCGACTTCAAGCCGCAAAGAACAGTTTTCTTGACCGGCACTTTCTTCCAGTTCCCTATTTCGTCTTGGACGTATTCGTGCCCAATCAATATCAGCTCATGGTCAAAAGTCATTCGGGGTCACCGCCCGCAGCAATGATGAGGTTGTGAAGCCTAAACTGTAGGTGTCTTGGCATACTCATTGGCTGGCCAGTATAGGCCGTAGTGCCGTCTCCTACAGATTGGTACCGCCAGGTGGCGTAATCAACCACAAACATCAGATGGTGAGCATTGTCGCTGTCTAGCTGAATGCCCTTTTCCTTCTCTAGCTCATCAATCACGCCGGAAATTATAGCGGTCAGGTATACGTCCCTGACCGCCGTGGTTATTCCCAGCCGGGCTTTTACTAACTCCAAAACTTGCGCTACATCCATCCCATCGCCTCCTTGATAGCGGCGATTATGTCCGCTTTTAGCATCCGGTCATTCAGCCCGGAAATGCCGTGTTCGCCTGCAAATGTAATCAATTGTGATTTCGTCATCTTCTCCAAATCAAGCGTTTCCGGAGCGGACATGCTGAACGCCCCAATTATTCCCCCGCGTCTTCCTCCGTCGGAGTAAAAGTTACGTAATAGCCTGCATCTTCATCGATTTTCTGAACGTCAAATCTTACATAGCTAGCGAGTAATTGGCCGTAAATATCGTTATCTACCCATTTTACGCTTACACTCTTTCTGTCAAATAACATACAGAAAGCCTCTAAATCTCCTATGAAGCCTACCAAATCTCCATCTGCTTCACCAATCACATCATCATCTAATACTACTACCTCTTTGCCAAACAATCTCTTGCCGCTTTCGAGAGTTATGTCGTCTTGCAGTAAGTATCTGCCATTGTTATCTTTCATAGTGTCTAGTACATTGTATAGTGATGCAGATATAACAGCTTTTACATTGTAAACTCTCTTAATATCTTTATTAAATACTGCTTTTAGTTCGTCTAAACCAGTAACTGCTTTAGGCGTTGCTGTTTTTAGCACTTCTACTATAGCATTATTCTTTGTGTTGAGCTCTTGGTCTGAGATTTCTTCTGCAATAAGTCCTGTCACGTCAAAATCTGCATCGTCTATTACCTCTTGAGATACTGGAATATATCCTCTGTATGTTTCAATGTCGAAAGCTACATCGGTGATGGTTGGCTTTGCTAACTCCGGATTTTTCTCTAGCTCTGCTACAGACACCATTTTGCTGCCGGATTTTTTGATAACAGGGACTTTCCCTGAACCCCTGTTTACCTTTGTTACTCTCACCAATTTTGTCAAGTCTACCACATCTTCGGGTTTCCTATATGGTGTCAGTATCTCTTCGGGCACCAATACTCCACCATCAATAATTTTGAACCCTTCTATTTGCCGTAATTGTTTTGTTCTCACATAATCATTTATAATTTCCCTAACTTCTAACTTATCGCTCATATCTCTTTTGCCTCCTTCATTATTCTTTGGCGCTTTAGAATTGAGATGTTCGAGCTCACTCTCTAACTCCGCAATTTCTGCATCAAGGCTAGCTTTCTTTTGCTTGAGCTCTTCCTTTTCGGCCTCAATCTTGCTGACTTCTTCCTCTACTGCTTCAATCTCCTCATCGGCTTGAGCCTCTGCCAGAGCTGCTTCCACTTGTTCAGCCCTGGTTTTCAGCCCCTTTTCTTGTTCTTCCAGCTCTGCCAACGCCGCTTTACGCTGTTCGATTTTTTTGGAAATCATTAACTGCTTAAGCATTTTTTTATCCTCTCCCTTAACTTTTTTTTCTTGGCTTCAAGAAGCCTTTGTCGATGTTGCTCCACTTCAGCCTTTCGTGCCTGCACCCCGGTTTCTTCATATGCCGGGAAGGTGCACACTGAAACCTCATGAAGGTCTATTTTTGTGATGGTCCACTTGACAGTACCGTCATCTCGCCAATCAGTGATTTCCTCAAGGATGTTAAAGCCAAAGCTACACTGGTCTACGTCTCCACGTTTCACGCGTTCATAAAGGTTTACTGCATCGCTGTCGTTTGGGTTGATTTTTACCCTGCCCCACAAACCGTAACTATCGGCTTTTAACTCCAGTGTCCCGGCTTTGTTTCGGCCCAATACCAACGTTGTGTCGTGGTTTATCAATGCCCTAATGTCGTTGTTTAAGGTTTCGTCAAAGGCCCCCGGTGCAATCTCCTCATAAGCCCCCGGCCAAAGCTCTGTTTCTCGGCCAAAAACCGCAAAATAACCCTCAATATACATATCCTGAGCGTCTGGCTCTGCCCTAGTTTTGAGTTCTGTTTGTAGGCTTCGAGTTTGTTTAATCTTCCTGTCCATCGTCCTCACTCCCCTGGATAAGTTTTTTCTGGTCGCCAATCATGCCAAGCGGTATATAGTTTTCAAGAATAACCAACTCGGACAATCCT